GACAAAAGATGCGAGAAATAAATCCAGATGTATGGGTAAACTATGTAATTAGTGAATGTAAAGACAAGGAATATTGTTTAGTAGATGATTTAAGATATCAAAATGAATATGAAGCACTAGTAAAGAATGGATTTAAAATAATTCAGTTAAATATCTCACCCGAATTACAAGAAGAACGTATTAAAATGATTTACCCTGATAATTACGAAGACCATCTTAAGAATAGAAATCACGATTCTGAAAAGAATACGTTTCAATGGCTAAGCGTTAGCAATGGTGTAAGCGTTAGCGATGGTGTAAAAAATAATATTGATGGTAGTCATCCTCATTTAAGTATTGATTCATCTAAAGATATTGACTATATAAAAAAATCGGTTGAGGAATTTATTCGTTTATATAATATTTAATTATTCATTTAGATTTATTATGGAAATAATTCCTTTACCGATTACTAAATTGAAAATACCAAAAGATAGATGGTTGAGTAAACCTGTTAAATATGAAGAAGAATTAACTATCAAAGACGTATTAGAATACATGGTTGATAAAACATATGACTGGATTAATGATAAGAATGATTTATCATTTTTCACAGATTATGATTCATTAAAAACTGATTTTATTAATTTAATGTATGATAATTCAGATGAATATATTAATTACATGGGTGAATCAGAAGAAGAACTATTTGATTTAAAATATTTAGAAGAAATATCTGAGTTATTTAATGAATTTAAAACAATTGATAATTATTACAATACAGAAATAATCAAAGGTGATTTTAATGATTTATTTGAATTTATAAAATCTCACTCAATCATTGAGGAATTTAGCGATGATGAGTTTTCAGAAGATGATTTACAAGAAGATTAAAATAATGTATATATTATAATGAAAGGATTTCATAAATTAGAACAAGGATGTCCCGATGGAATACCTTTTTCAAAGTGTAAGGAATATATGAAAAAAGCGAATAAAACCAAAAGAAAAAAGAAAACAAATAGAAAGAAGAGATCTGTGAAACGCACTAAAGTTCCACCTAAAGGGGTAGTAATTCGTAAAAATGATAAATTATATAGAAGTAATGGTAGGACTTTGAAATTAATTTAAATACGCTTGTAAACAAATAAATACGGAGAATACTTAGTTAGTTTGTCCGAGTTAACCCTTGAAATATGACTATCATTATATTCATACCATGATTCATCTAAATAATTTTTACAAACAGCATAATAATGACCACCTCCTAAACCGCCACTGTGAACTGCGAAACCATTTAACGCGTATTGATTACTTTTCTTACCGGAATAATTAATATTATAATCTTTAAGACTTAAAGTTAATGGATATTCTAAATATTTATCTATTTTTCTGTTACGATTATATCTTTTAAGAAGTATAAATAAGACATCAGATGTTTTCCATAATCTTGTCTGCTTGAAAGGTCTTACTTTATTTTTACATGAATCACATTGCCACATGTTTTCTTCATCTAATCTATATTTTTTTGTATATTGAGCTAAACAACAATCTAAAGAAGTTGCTTCTTCAGGTATTTCCAATGATATTACTTGAATTGGATCATGATTTGTTGTATAGTATTCGCAATCAGTGCAACTTGTAATACCTAGTAACTGTGAATAAAAATTTTCAACAATATATGAATAATCTTTTTCATAAAATCGCTTCCATGTTTGATTACTCTTAAGATTTATTTTATCCGCTTCATCTTCAACTTTTTCACTGAATGTCATTTGCACTTTTCTGCCGACACCTTGATGTAATAAATCTAAAAACAATGTTAAAAATTCATCAACATCATTTTGTGAAAAATTACTAAAATAAAGATTTTTTTCTATACATAGTTTTTGAAAACGTCTTAATAAATTAATAGGATTTATAATATTATTATTTTCATTTGACCACATACTTCTTTGAAACTGAAACCATTCATAAAGTAATGAATCTTGACTAGATCTTTTACACTCATTAAAAAATTTTTCATTGTTTGGATGAAAAGTAATTAAATGACTTAAACATTGTAAAGCGGAATTCATATAACATGTATTTCCTAAATTCGCTAAACCTTTATTTCCCGCATGAATTATATTTAGAGGCATTTATTTAATTTATATCTTAAATTTGTTTAAATATATTTAAAAATATTATATATACATTTTATATAAATGAGTGATATTGTTGATAATGTAATGAATGCTGTTAATGACGCTGCAGAATCTGTAGAAGAAGTTGTTGTTAATGAAGAAGTAGAGGTAGCACCTGAACCGACTCCGGAACCTGAGCCAGAACCAGAGCCAGAACCAGAGCCAGAACCTGAACCGGAACCAGAAACAGAGCCAGCACCTGAGCCAGAACCAGAGCCAGAACCAGAGCCAGAGCCTGAACCAGTATCTGAACACGTTACTACCCAGGAGGTTGTCCAAAATATACAGGGTATTTTATCATCTACTGATAACAAGTTATTAGTAGATAATAGTGAATTAGAAGAAAGAGTAAAATCCTTAGAAGAAAAACTTGATAAGTTGATTACTCTTTTAAAATCTAAAAGAGGTCTTTACGATTTACAACGAGGTAGAAATAATATTTAATTATATATTTTCTTAATTTAAATGATTTATTTTTAATTGCTTAGTTAGAGTAAGCAAGACCACCCATACCGGACATGATTCGGAGAACATTGTAATTAACTGCATAAATGGTTCCCGCGCTTTCGAAATCGTTATCGCATACAAGTTGAGCATTATCGATGCGCGAAAAGTTGCAAGTTCCAGAAGGCTGGTGCTCTTCAGGTTTAAGGGCAAAAGAGTATACGGCTATAACAGTCGTATTATTGCCGCTCTGCGTTGCTTCATAAATCGAACCACTATGATATTGCCATACCTGAAGGTGAGTAAAATATCTAGTAGACCTTTTTGAGAAACGGTCATGACCATTCAGAGTAAGATGGAAATTATAATCTTTATTTATTGCTTGCTGGCTGAAATTGTCCTCAGGATCCGGGTTTCTCTTCCACACTAATTCTTTAACTGGGTGATTAAAATTAAGTTCATTAATTTTAGAAGCCCCCAATGATTGATATTGAAGTTGTTCAATCAAATATTCATGCGATACTTGAGCAAAACGTCTTCTCTCATCTGTGTCTAAATAAATATAATCAACATATAATTTACAAGTAGATGGAATATCGGCATTAGTGGACCACTTTACTTTAAGTTTTACTTCATGATATTGAAGGGCAATGAGTGGTAGGGCGAGACCTGTGTTACGACAAAACCAGAATTGAAGTGGGACAAAATAGTCTGTATCTACAGCTGCGGTAGAGTACGCACCCATGCCCATAGCGGACACTTCGGAAAAGACCGTGGGGTTCGTTCCGCCCTCCGAAACGCGGAAGGCTTCAGTCAATCGAGCCCATGTTTCCATCCAGTCGCCCGTATGTCTGTCAATCATTTGTCCACCGATTTCAAGCTCAACAGTATCAATCATATATGCTCCAGGACTTACTGTGTCGGGTGGCGTGGTGTTCCATCTCACCTCAAAATACATCTTTTGAATTAAATCACCGTTACGAGAGATTGTAGAAGTTTGGCTAGTCCCTTGACCAAGAGAACCTTGTAATGTCTGTTCAATTGCTTCCATAGAGAAGTTGGTGTGTCTGCGGTAGACAACCTTAAAGAAAGTAATCTGAGGATTACCCGTGAGGTAAATATCCTGAGCACCATAAGCGACAAGTTGCATTAATCCTCCTCCCATATTATTTATACCTTAATATAGAAAAAAAAAATAACAAATTAACTAAATATTATAATCTTTAAGATCTTAAAATATAAAACTTAGTTGGAGTAAGCGAGACCACCCATACCAGACATGATACGGAGAACATTGTAGTTAACAGCAAAGATAGTGTGATCACCATCTAAACCAGTTAATTGAGCATTATCAATGCGCGAGAAGTTACATGTGCCAGATGGCTGGTGTTCCTCAGGTTTGAGGGCGAAAGAGTAAACAGCAATAGAATCATTTAAAAATCCATGACCGCTTAGTGAAGCGTTGTGTTTTAAACCACCCGCACCTGAGTGATAATCATAGACTTGTTGACGAGTAAAATATTGTTTCTTGCGTTGAGCGAATCTATCATGTCCATTAAGTTTTAGTAAAATCCCATCTTCACCACAAGAAACAGC